TTCTTCATTAGATACGACCTCTATTTCCAGGTGCTCATGTTCTTGAATGTAGCGCCTTATGTCTGGTAGAATCTTTTCTTTATCTCCAATAAAGGTTTTAGAAAAGCTCTTATCACTTCTAGGTTCGATCCTAACTGTTAAATCCATTTCTGATATTTAATATAGGTATTTTTATATATAAGTCAATGCCCAAGGTCAATGAGAACAAAAAGAAAGGAGGAAAAGTATTGCATAGGATTCGCTGAAAGGATAAGAACGAATCACTGGCCACTGACCATGGACAAAGAATAAGATAGCCTATAAGAAGAATATTTTCAAAATAAAAAATATTTTTTTTAAAATCTACGAAATCCATTCTTTCATTCTTCGACAAGCTATTATCAAAGTATATCAACAATAGTAGTACAAATATTCATTCTTCTAGTCATTCTTCGAAAGAATAACTTATTCTTCTGAGGGGGCTCGCAGATCTGAACTGTAATTAAAATGTTATTGATTTTGTTATATTTCTTCTTATAAGGGATATATGAAGTTTAGAAAACCTGGAGATGAAATAGTCTTGACGAAGGAACTCTCGGCTATGAGAGATGAACTCACCCCAAAACAAGTAGCTTTTGCTGAACATCTTGTTGCTCAAGAGAACAGAAAGACTGCAACTGAATGTGCTGTCATGGCAGGATATGCTGAACATTCAGCGAGAATAACTGCTTCTAAATTACAAAGCGCAAAAGAGTTTCCTAAAGTCCATGCTTATATCAGAGCATTACAAGAAGACCTTTGGAATAAATACAAGATCTCCCCGGCTACACATATGCGTAGGCTCCACGAGATTGGTCTTCGTGCAGAGAATCCTAACAGTAAAGATATAAATGAATTTGATATGAAGCCAGATCTCAAGACTGCTTTAGCTGCTGAGATTAGTAGAGGTAAAGCTGCAGGATACTATGAAAAGAAAGAGAAGAAAACTGGAAAAGGCATTGACAATTTGACTTTGGAGGAGGTTGATACTCTGTTGCAAGATTTAAGAAAAACAGCTATCATTGACAACAGGGATATGAACACGAGTGAATCCGAGGCAATACAAAGCAACGATCAGTCAGAACAAAGCGATCAACAAATTTCTTGAACAGGGTTATTACGTCTATACAAACATTTGCGAACAGGGTCCAATTGATATTGTGGTTGTCAACCCAGCGAATGGCAGAACTCACTTTTTTGATATTAAGACTTCTAATGGAAATAGAGTTATAGGTGGCAAGACGATTGGTGGAGCAGGGAACAAACTCAAACCGAAACAAAAAGAACTTGGAGTCCGACTCGTCCTTGTCGAAGGAGACGAAGTTCGCATTGTTGAAAAAAGAGAAACGATCAGTAAAAGACAAAGAAAAGAAAAAAGGTTCCTCAACAAAGCGAGGAAAGGAATCGACTTTCTGGAAGAATGTTAGATCAATAACTCCTAATATTTCTTGGACTCGTATGGAAACATATGGAACGCCCGGTATCCCTGATTTACTTGGTGTTTTTGTTGATGATAAATTAAAACGAAACATTTCTTTTTGGGTTGAACTCAAGCTAACAAAAGGAAACAAACTCGATCTATCGCCCTTTCAAATTTCGTGGAATTTAAAGCGTTATTCTCTTTGTCAGGACAATTTTATTATGGCAAAGGGCATCGAAGAGAGGGCCATTTTCTTTTATCCAGGGGCGCTTGTGCGTGAGCTTGTGACTGATTACCGAGAGGTTGAACCCTTGTTCGTGGTCCGTCAGCCGTGGACGCATGAGCTTGAGCCTGCGATTAGGCGTGTGCTTGTGCATGTCCCTTGATTATTGGAGAAATTTTCGTCCGCATCCCGACCAGGTCCGGAAGGACCCAGTCGGTAATGTTTTATTACTTTCGCTGCTCTAACTTGTGGAGATAATCACGCCACCTGGATTCGTCAAAATTTGGTGCGTGTCGCTTGGCGAAACTTTTAATCTCGCTTGCGATTTCAGGAGCTTGTGCTTGCGCCTTGTGTACGATGTCGGCTAGTTCGTTTAGATGTTTTTTAGTTATAGTCATTTTTTCCTTTCCGTCGGTCGTGGGCCTAAGCCCACGATCCGAAAAAGTATTTTCCGTTTTTTTCTAGTGTCGCTTTGATAGTCTGGTTCTTCGCATAGGGTTTGATATTTTTACAAATCCAACATAGCGAAAGCTTGACTAAATCATCAGACGATCTTTTCAACTGTTCTTTTATTGAGTTTAAAAGAGTAGTTTCACTTTTTAAATCATCTGCATATATTCTGGTTATCTGAAACATATCTTGTTCATTATCTTGAAATGTTGCGATAACTTCTAGCTTTAGGTCTTTAATAAGAAATTGCATATTATTTACCCTCACAAGAACAAACAAAATAATTTTCCAAAGGCATTCCTTTTAATCCTACGGTGTAATTATTGTCTTTGCATACTACTAGATATTCATACTTACCTTTAATAACTTCATAATTTTTATTACCATTGTAAACTTTTAATCCGTTATCAATACATTGTTTAATAAAATCTAATGTCATATTCTATCCTTTCTATATAATATCCTATAAATATTAACCAGCGTGTCAATAAAAAAGTGGTAATATTTTATTACCCAGATCTGGGTCAGGACCTGGTACAGCCTTAGTAATAAATTATTACTTTTTGCTTGTGACCAGATCTGCTGCCTGTGCTTGAGCTTGTGCGTGCGACTGACATTGTGCTTGTTCATTTAAAAATTTTTTCTGGGTGTGCCTGAGCCTGTGCCCGTCGAGTAATATTTTATTACTTTGTCCTGACGCTTTAAAATTTTTTGAGTCATATTTTATTACTTTTCACCCCGTTTTTATTGGAGCTGGTCCAGCTTTTTTAAAAGCTTTTTATTTTTTTCAATTCTATTTTTGTAATGTTCTATCTTACCCCTAAGAACTTCATTATTTGTTGCATGGCTAATAAAATATTGCCACCGATAAATTTTTCTTAAAATTTCTATTTTTTTATCCATTTTTCACTCCGAATATTTTTTTAAATTAACTATATAATTACAGGATTTTTTATATATAATCAACAACAGAATATTCAGAAAGGAAAAAACAATTATGAATATTAGAGAAATCATATCATACGTTAATCAGTATGATAAAAACGACGAAAATTATCTCGATACAATTCATGTAGAAGTTCAAAATTTTTGTGAGGAAAGATTAAAAACTTTTAAACAAAAATTTGACTCGGTGAATAATTATAAAAGAGATAATTTTAACAATAGCTTAATTAAGTTAATTAAGAGCAGGACTCCGATTACAGAGGCAGGACTCGATTTAATTTATTGTTATGAGCACCTTGCATTTGAATTAATTGATGAGTCCGAAGTAATCCGAACAACCCACAATGACACCATTTGTTCCGAAGCTTATAGTGATCACTATTTTACTTGTGATAGTTGTGAAGAGATCGATCATATTGATAATGAAAGAGAATTTAATAATTATCAAGGTATCTATTGCGAAAGTTGTTATGATAACCAAGGATACAATTGTTCACGTTGTGATGAGTATATGCACGAAAACGAAAATTGCGATTGTGAACATGATGAGGATTACGACGAGGACTCTCATTATTTAGACGAGTATCGAACACGAGTTTTTCTCGCATATCTTGTTTTAACTGAAGGCACAGAAATAGTTGAAAAATTATTTTATGGAATTGAAGTTGAACTTCATGCACGAGATGATCGACACGATACAGTTGAGGAATTAAGAGATTGTTTTAATGATAGTCAAATTTTATTTAAACAAGATGGGAGCTTAGATCGAGATCAAGGCTTTGAAGTTGTCAGCACGAATTGTTCATTTGAATATCACAAGAAAGTTTTTTGGAAATCATTTTTCGAAAAATCACCGAACAATTTATGCAAAGCTTGGCACGGAAAAGACTGTGGTTTACATATTCATTTCAGTCGTGAGGCATTTACAACAAATCAAATTAGAAGGCTAAATTGTTTTTATAATGATAGTGCTAATAGAAAGTTGATTGTTGATATTGCAGGACGAGACGAAAATCAATATTGTAGATTTCAACCTAATCGAGATTTTAATTCACCGATTAAAACTCAGGGCGAAAAGTATTCGGTTATTAATCTTGATAACAGAGATACAATTGAAATTAGAATATTTAGATCGAACATTAAACAAATTTCTTTTTTTAAATATTTAGAATTTGTTCATAGTGTTAATTCATGGATCAGAGCAGGACACCAAAACAATGGTGAAAATTTATTATGGACTGATTACATGGATTACTTGTTGAAAAATATTCACAAGGATTATTCAAATCTTTTAGTGTTCTTAGATGACAAAAAATATTTTGATCATTTAGAAAATATAGAAACATGGCAACCGATTTACGAAGAGTTCAAATCAGTTGTTGAGGATTTTAGAATAAACAATGAACTATTAATACAAGAAGGAGTTGAATAAAATGTGTTTAATAATTGTTGCTAATGATCTTAAATCTTTAAACTATAAAGATTTAGAAACGGCTTACAAAAGAAATTCCGACGGCTTCGGAGTTATGTATCTTGATAATAAAAAGAACTTTGTTTCGGACAAATTCTGTCCAAAAAACTTCAATGAGTTAAAAAAGTTTTTTAATTATCATAAAAAGAAAACTGATCAAATGGCAATCCACTTTAGATTTAAAACTGAAGGAGCGATTAACAAAAAGAATTGTCATCCATTTATTAGTTATCAAAAAAATAATCGTACTATTGGTTTAATGCACAATGGACCACGATTACCAATTCCGATAATTCATAATGGCAGTTCAGATACATGGCATTTTAATCAACACTATTTAAAATCAGTATTGCAGGATAATCCGAATATTATTTTAAATAAAGATTATCAAGATGAGTTATCAGAATTTATTGATAAGGATAAGTTAGTCTTATTAGATAGTCAGTCGAATAAATTTATTATCATCAATGAGAAGTTAGGAAATTTTAAAGGGGCTAATTGGTTTTCAAATACCTATTGGCAGGACCAACCAATAACTACTTTTAAATCTCAAAATGATAATAAAATAAATTATTATGGTGGACATTTAAATTCATGGGATGATTATCAATATGATTGGTTTAATGATCTCGATATATCAGATGTCCTAGAATTAAATAATAATGAGATTTACGATTATATTGAAAGTTGTATGCACCATGAAAGAGTTGATGTCATAGCCGATATTATTTTCAAATATAAAAATCTTATGAAACAGTCGGCTTAGCCGACCTGCTCGAAACGTCCGTGTGCATTTAATCCGTGCACACGGACCACCCCTCGAAAAATCCGTGT